TGGACTGGCGCACCGCTGCGAAATTGGGGGTGGGGGGTCTGACCGTATAACTATGCAAAATGGAGGGCCTCATGCCTGCTGGCCGCCCTCCGGTGCCTACAGAGCGTAAGCGAAAGCTGGGAAACCCCGGCCAACGCGCCATGCCTGACGTAAATGCCGTGGAATCGGTCGCGCCCATGACCATGGAAGCGCCCGCCGACCTTGGCAGCGCTGGCCGGGAGCTCTGGGGGCACGTCACGCGCTCCGCCGTGTGGCTCGCCGAGACGGACAAGCCCATGCTTGCCCTGCTCTGCCAAAAGGTGGACCGCCGGAACGAATATCTCGCCATAGCCAACAGCTCTGAGCCCGTGCTGTGGACTGACAAGGGCTACGCCTACGCCAATCCAATCGTCGGCATGCTCAGCACGCTGGAAGGCGAGATCACCAAGCTTGCCGCTCAGATGGGCCTGACGCCCACTGAGAGGTCCCGGATGGGCCTGGCTGAGGTCAAGGCCCGGAACGCGTTCGAAGACCTGCTAGCGAAGCGTAGGGGGCCTGATGCATGACCCCCTATGGCTGACCCAGGTGTCCCCGGCGGAGATCCAGCGGGGTGACGGAGAGGGCTTTGGGGAGTTCACCCAATTTCTCCGTGTGACCAAGGACTCCGTTGGCGGTAGCGCCGGGGAGCCCATGGTCATGAGGCCCTGGCAGACGAGCATGATGCGGCGCCTTTTCGCCCGCCGCTCCGATGGCCGCCTCAAACATCGCCAGGCCCTAATCGGCGTCCCGCGTAAGAACGGGAAATCCGCCCTGGGCGCTGGCATTGCCCTCTACGGCCTGGCTTTTGGCCCGCGTGGTGGAGAAGTCTTCTCCTGCGCTGCCGACAAGGAACAGGCCCGAATCGTCTTCGGCGTTGCCAAGAAAATGATTGAGCTGGAGCCCCAATTTGGCGGGCTGTTCAAGCTCTACCGGGACGCAATTGAGCTCCCGGCAACCGGCAGCGTCTACCGCGTGCTGTCCGCTGAGGCTTTCACCAAGGAAGGTCTCAACCCCCACCTCGTCCTGTTTGATGAGGTCCATGCGCAGCCAAATCGCGAACTTTGGGACGTGATGGCCCTTGCCACTGGCGCCCGGCTTGAGCCCCTCATGGTGGGAATCACCACGGCGGGAGTCAAGACGGATTCCAGCGGCAGCGACTCGCTCTGTTACGGCATGTATCAGTACGGTTGCCAGGTTGCCAGCGGGGAAGTGGACGACCCGACGTTCTACTTTGAGTGGTGGGGCGCTGCCGAGAACAGCGATCACCGCGACCCAGACGTCTGGCGCGCTGCTAACCCCGGCTTTGACGACATTGTGTCGGCAGATGACTTCCATTCGGCCGTTCTGCGCACGCCTGAGGCGGAATTCCGCACTAAGCGACTCAATCAGTGGGTGTCCACGGCGGAGGCTTGGCTTCCTGCTGGCGCCTGGGACGAGTGCGCAGGCTCCGCCGACCCCATCCCGGACGGGACTGAGGTTGTAATCGGATTCGACGGGTCGTTTAACAACGACGCAACAGCGATCACTGTGGTTACCTGCCCCAAGGGCGACGAAAAGCCGCACGTGGACGTGGTTGCCGCCTGGGAAAAGCCCCGCATGGGCGCCCAGGACTGGACCGTGCCGATTATCGACGTTGAGGCGGAGATCCGGGCAGCGTGCAAGCGCTGGCAGGTCCGTGAAATCGTCTGTGACCCCTACCGCTGGGCACGGACGTACCAAATTCTTGAGGACGAGGGGCTCCCAATCGTGGAGTTTCCCCAGTCCCCGGCGCGCATGATCCCGGCCACTCAGCGGTTCTTTGAAGCCGTGATGAATCAGAGCGTCACCCACTCGGGCGATGCCCGCTTGGCGCGCCATCTAGCCAACTGTGTGCTCCGGACGGACTCACGCGGCTCCCGCCTTTCCAAGGACAGCAAGGGCTCACCCCGAAAAATCGACCTTGCCGTGTCCGCAGTAATGGCCCTGGAGCGCGCTTGCCAAGAGCCGGAGCAGGAGCCTGAGCCCCAATTTTGGAGCTGGGACGACCTTTAGGAGCCCCATGAGTGACGAGCGCGCCCGCCGTAGGCGCCATCTGTCGGACGTTGCCGACGTAGCGGGGATTGGATGCCTCGTCACTGCTGGGTGGTCCGTGAGCCCCGTGCTGGGCGTGGCCCTGCTGGGTGCCGCGCTGCTGCTGGTGGGCTGGGTGATCAGCCATTAGCATTCTCCGACGTGCCGTTGAGGCACGAGCGTTCTTCCCCTCCGGTGCTGGTGACCCCTGGGTCATCCCCACCAACGGCAGTCTGGCCGCCGTGACCGCTGCTGGCGTGCCCGTGACTGAGGACACGGCCATGCAGCTACTCGTAGTGGCCTCCGCCGTCCGCATCCTCTCTGACGCCGTGTCGGGCCTCCCGTTCGATGCCGTGCGCATGGATGGGGAGATCCGCAAGACCATCGAGCCCCCTCCGGCCATCATCTCTGACCCGTTCGGCGGCATGTCTAACCCCGCGCTGCCTACCAAGCGCCAGGGCATCGGGCAGATGATGGTTTCCCTGCTGCTGCGGGGCAATGCCTACGCCCTCGTGGTGGAACGCAATGGCCGCTACCCGAAACAGCTCATGGTCCTGCACCCGGACCGCGTTAAGTGCGAGTTCAACGCTGCGGGCGAAAAGGTCTACGAGGTCAACCGCCTCCCGGTTCCCGCTTCCGAAATCGTCCACCTCACTGGCATGAGTTACCCGGAATCGCCGACCGGCATTAGCGTGATTCAGTACGCGCGAAACGCCATCGGCCTGGGGCTTGCAGCGGAGGAATTCGGGGCGAGATTTTTCGGAAGTGGCGCACATCTGAGTGGTGTCATCTCCGTTGAGGGAGACCTTGACAAGGAGAGGGCCCGCCAGCTTAAGGAATCGTTCACCACGGCCCACGCTGGAATCCGCAATGCTCACGCCATCGGCGTGCTGACCGGCGGAGCCAAGTGGACCCCGGTGAGCATTTCCCCGGAAGATGCCCAGTTCCTTGGCACGCGCGCAGCGCAAAACCTGGACCTGGCGATGCTGTTCGGCATTCCGCCTCACATGCTGGGGCAGGTTGACCGCACCACCTCTTGGGGTACCGGCATCGAACAGCAGGGCCTTGGCTTCCTGGCCTACACGCTCAGCGCGTGGCTTGGCCGCTTTGAGGATGCCTGGAGCGTCATGCTTCCCCGGCCCCAGTGCGCCCGGTTCAACGCTGACGCGCTGCTGCGCACGGATGCCGCTGGCCGCTGGGCTGTGTACTCCGCCGCGCGTAGCGCTGGCATCCTGACGCCCAATGAGATCCGGGCACTTGAGAACTTCGGCCCCATTGACGGGGGCGACGACATCGCAATGCCGCTGAATAGCTCCGTTAAGCCCATGAAGGATTCGGACGCTTCCCCCAGCGCACCCAAGGCTGACGCGCTAGGAGCCGTACTGTGACAGACCTTGCTACTCGCGGCGTGATCCGCAAGGGCCACGTGGAGCAGCGCAACCGCCCTATTGGGGACGCTGAGCTCCGGTCCGTGGACAACGGCTCTGGGGGTACCCTGCTCCGCTTCACGGGCTATGCCAGCGTGACGGAGACTCCCTACCGCATGGCGGATTTCCTTGGCGACTATGACGAGGTGATCCGGCGCGGCGCTTTCGCCAAGACCCTGGCGGAGGGCGCTGACGTTCCGTTCAAGATCAATCATGCCGGGATGACCCTGGCGCGGACCAAGAGCGGGACCATGCGGCTTGCGGAGGACTCTCACGGGCTCCACGTCGAAGCGGACCTAGACCCGCGTCAGAGCTCCGTGCGGGACCTCCAGGTGGCCATGGAGCGGGGCGACGTTGACGAAATGTCATTCGCCTTCCAGGTCACGCGGCAGGAGTGGTCTCCGGACTGGTCCCAGCGGGACATTACTGAGGTCAACCTGAACAAGGGCGACGTTTCCGCCGTGAACTATGGCGCAAACCCGCACACTGCTGGCGCCTCCATGCGCTCTGCCGAACTGGCGGGGGCCCTCCGTGAGCTCCGCTCTGGAGAGATCCTGACGCCGGACAAGCTTGACGCCATCTTCCGACTCATCCCGGAGCTGGCCGCATCCCTTCCGCCTGAGCCGGAGTCCCCGGCGGAGACGGAAGCTGACGATTACGCCCGCGCTGCACTGGAGCTCTACAGCTACCGCGCGCGCCTGCTTGACCTGTAGGAGCTACCTGAAAATTTTCAGGTAGCCCCCGACCTACGCCGGACCCCTTGCAAGACGGGGCACCACCTAGGGCCGTTCAAATTCACTTCCTAGGTGAGGAAAAACCATTGGATAAGCGACAGCTTATTGCGGATCTGCTGGCCCAGCGCGCTGCCAAGCGAGAGGGCCTGGACGCCGTTCTTGCCAAGGCTCAGGCGGAGGCTCGTGGCCTCACTGAGGCGGAGCAGACTGCCTTTGATGCCGACGAGGCGGAGATTCGGAGCCTGGACACCCAGGCCAGCGAACTGGACGCGCAGATCCAGCAGGACGCCATCACGGCGGAGCTGCGAAAGAAGTACGCGCCTTCCGGCGTGAGCATCACCTCTGAGCCGGAGGTCTACCGGAAGAACGGCGGGGAGTCCTATTTCCGGGACATCTACCACGCCACCCGTGAGGGCCGCCGGGACGCCGTTGAGCGCCTCGTCCGCAACGACCGAATGCGCGCCGCTGAGGAGCGTGCCATCTCCACGACCAACGGCGGCGGTGGCGAATTCGTCCCGCCCCTGTGGCTGGAGAACGATTTCATCAAGCTGGCTCGTCCGGGCCGAATCACGGCGGATCTGACGCCCAAGTTCATGCTCCCGGCCGGTACCGACGTGATCAACATTCCGAAGATCAACACCGGTACTGCTGTGGCGCCCCAGGCGACCCAGAACACCGGCATTAATCAGCAGGATCTCACCACCACGAGCGTTGCCAGCTCCGTGGTCACTATCGCAGGTGGCCAGACGATTTCCCTCCAGCTTTTGGAGCAGTCGCCACTGTCGATTGACACCATTGTGCTCGCGGACCTCGCGGCCGACTATGCCGTGAAGCTGAACACGCAGGTGGTTTCCGGCGCCGGTACCGGTGGCACCATGACCGGCATCACCACGGTTTCCGGCACCAATCAGGTGACCTACACCAACGCGTCTCCGTCGCTGGGCACGCTGTACAGCAAGATTGCCGACGCAATCCAGCGAATCCACACGAGCCGCTACCTTCCGCCGGACAGCATCATCATGCACCCGCGCCGCTGGGCTTGGTGCCTCGCTCAGCTTGACGGTAACTCCCGTCCGCTGATCGTTCCGGACGCGGGTGGCCCGTTCAACCGCCTGGGTGCCCAGGATGGCACTCCGTCTCAGGGCTTTGTGGGCACCATGGGTGGTCTCCCGGTTTACGTGGACGCCACCATTGCCACCAACCTGGGCGCTGGCACGAACCAGGATGCCATCATCGTGGCCCGCATGGCGGACCTGATGCTGTGGGAGGGCAACGTCCGCGCGGAGGCTTTCCAGCAGACGTACGCGCAGAACATGTCCGTCCTGATCCGCCTCTACAATTACGCGTCCTTCCAGCCGGGACGCTATCCGCAGAGCATTTCCGTGATCAACGGTACGGGCCTCGTTGCTCCGACCTTCTAAGTCGGCATGAGCTAGGGGCAACCTGAAAATTTTCAGGTTGCCCACCCACCCCTTGATTCTGGAGCTTCCTTGTCTGCAAACACCGTTGTTGCTTCCGCCGCGCGCACTGCCAACGGCACCTCTGCCGCGTACGGCCTTGGCCCCAGCTTCCCGCTTGGCCAGAGCATTGCGCTGGAGATTGAGGTAACCGCCGTATCCGGCACCTCTCCGAGCATGGCGCTGTCCGTGCTGTGGTCTGAGGATGGCGTCAACTTTGGCCTCAATGATGGCTCCGCCGACACTTTCGCGGCCATCACTGCTGTGGGCAACGTCGTCAAGACGGTTCCCGCACGAGCGCCCTACATGCAGCTTTCCTGGGTGCTGACCGGCACCACGCCTTCCTTTACGTTCTCCGCCCTCCAGTCCGGTATGGGCATCTAGCCCCTGGGGGTTGCTTTGGCTCTCGTCTACTTCACCGGTCAAGACGTTGGGCTGACGGCAACTCCGACGGACGACTATGGGAACGCCCCCGGCGGGGCTGTGAGCGTCTCTGTGACCATCACAGACCCCACCGGGGCTACTACCTCACCGGTCGTCTCCGGGCCCGTCAGCGGGGCATACAGCGCCGTGGTGCCCTCCGTGAGCAAGGCTGGCGTGTGGCTCGTCCGCTGGACCGCAACCGGCACGGGCGTGGGCTGGGTCCTTGAGGATCAATTCCAGGTGCGCCCTATGGGCGTGGAACAGCTCGTAGACCTTGCCGCCACCAAGGCCCACCTCAATATCAACCCGACCGACACGCGCCAGGACGCGGAGCTCCAGGGGTTCATCCTGGCCGCTGCTGACCTGGCGCGGAACCATTGCGGCGCGTTCTTGCCTGAGCAGCACACCCAGTGGTTTACCGGGGGAGTGTCCACGCTCATGCCGGACTGGCTCCCCATAGCCACCGTGCAGAGCGTCACGGAGTATTACGGCCTTTCTGCCTTCCCGCTATCGGAACAGCCGCTCGGCGGGCAGATGAATGCCTTTGCATTCACGGTCGATTACGCCACTGGGCAGATTACCCGGCGCACGTTCGGCGGGCAGGCGGCCATGTTCGCCATCGGGGACAAGAACATCAAGGTGGTTTACACCTCCGGAACCGGCATCGTGCCCTACGGCGTGCGCCTGGGAACACTGGAGCTAATCCGCCATCTCTGGCAACTTACCCAGCAGGGCGGACGGCCCAAGTTCGGCGCCTCCGGCTATGACGCTGACGTTGGCCCCATCCCCGCTGGCTTTGCCCTGCCCAACCGTGTCCTGGAGCTCTGGGCCGGTAACCGCCGACCTCCGGGGATAGCGTGACCATTCCTGCCTCAACCGCGCCTGCTGTGCGCCGTTACCTGTTCGCCCAGCTCACGGCCCAGCTCACGCCGGACCCGCTGAGCCCCCGTTCCTCGCTCATTGTCTGTTACGACGAGCCTGGCACCAACGACCCTGACGACATCGTGTGCGTTGGCAAGGTGAACCGGAATATCAGCCTTGGCTCATTCGTCGGCAGCGGCGGGGCTGGCTGGCTGGACGAAACCTATTCGGTTGAGATCCAGGTGGACGTTTTCCGGGGTGGCGACGATGCCCAAGCGGCTTACGAGCGCGCTGCCCTGCTGTCCGACCAAGTGATTGCCATCGTCCGCGCCGATCCGTCGCTGGGCAACAACGTGAATCTCTCTCGTCCGACCTTGCACGAGACAGAGGTTTCCTGGGACGCCACCCACATGGGGCGCCACGCAACGTCAACCATCGAAATTGAGTGCGTCCAGCGCATTTAGGAGAGACACCTTGCAGTCTTACCGCTACATCGGCCCGGACGAGCGCTATTACCCGACTCTGGGTGTTACCGCGCTGCCCGGCCAGCTCATTGACCTGCCGGGCGACGCACCTGCCGATGGCCGCTGGGTGGACGTGCTGCCCGGTGGCGCCAGCGTGACCGTGGACAAGCTCCCGGAGGCTGTACCGGCGCCCGCTGACCCGACCGTCCCGGCTCCGGCTGTTGCCGTTGCTGGCGCCATCCCGGCGGAGCCCGTTGCTGCCCCGGAGGTGGCTAACTAATGCCCCAGAGTTCTGCTAAGTCATTCCTTGGAATCGCCAAGGAAACCACCTTTGGCACTGCCGTAGCGGCAACCGCGTTCATTCCGGTTACCAGCATCACGCCCAAGGACAACCTCACCATGCTCCAGGACAAGGGGCTCCGTGGTGCAATGGTTGAGCTCTATAACCAGGTTCCGGGCCCGCTGTCTTCGACATTCGATTTCGGCGGAGACGTTTTCCCGGACACCATCGGTTACGTGCTCTCCGGGGTCCTGGGCGACATCACGGACACGGGCGCTGCTGCCCCGTACACGCACGCCTTTTCCGTGCTCAACTCCGGCAGCGGCCAGCCCCACTCGTTCACGCTGGATGACAACTACGTTGCCGGTAACCGCCAGTACGCGGGCGCCAAGTTCAACGAGGTGGCCATCAAGTACGGGCCGGACGGTTTCGTCACCTATACGGCCAAGGCTGTTGCCCTGGGCTCCGCTGCTTCCGCCGCGCCTACCCAGAGCTTCACCACTGTCCCGCCGCTCGTTGGCTGGCAGCAGGTGGTGAAGATCGGCGGTACCGCTGCCGCTGGCATCATGGACGCTGAGGTCACCATCAAGCGCCCGGTGACCATCGTCAAGGCCGTGGACGGTACCCAGGGGCCTTACCAGCTCTGGTCTGGCGCCGTGTCCGCTGAGGGCAAGTTCACCGTGGTAATGGAGGCGGATACCTATCTGTCTCAGTTCCTCGCTGGTACTCAGACGAGCCTTGATTTCAACGGCACGGCGGGAACCGGCGCTGCGGCCACTCAGTTCAACCTGCACATGTCCAACGTGACCTTTACCGCTGCTGACATTTCGCGCGGCAAGGACTATGTGGAGCTGGCGGTCACTTTCGTGGCCAACGCCAATACGACCGACGTGGGCACTTCCGCCGGTTACTCGCCCATCAAGGCCACCATTCAGAACGCTATCGCCGGAGGTACCTACTAATGTCCGTCACCATTGCTCTGCCCTCCGGCGCCAACGCCGTTCTCCGCGACGCCAAGGACGTTACCGAGCGCCAGCGGCGCCCCATTCGCAAGATCCAGACCCAGCTTGCGGCCGATGCCAAGTTCGTGGATGCCGTCCAGGCAGCGGACAAGGCCAACAAGGCGGGCGGGGAGCTGGACGAGGCCACCCAGCGCGCGCTTGCTGAGGGCATGGGGGAGGCGTTTGACCCACTGGAGACGCTCAACGATCTGCTCGTGCTGGCCGCCGTGGAGTCCTGGAGCTACAGCTTTGCTCCGTCGCTGGATTCCCTGCTGGACGTTCCGGCCCGTGACCTGGACGCGCTCCGTAAGGCAGCGTCCCCGTTCATGGCGGAGCTCAGCCCGGACTTTGAGCCCACCCCGGACGCGGCTTCCCCTATCGCGCCCTCTGGCGTCTAAGGGCAGCGCTAGAGGGGTCTGAGACCTACGGGCCTCACGAGTATCCCAGCGAGGAATACCGGACGTGGAGGCTCTGCACCATGCTGCATTGCCTCCCGTCCGACCTGGATAGCCAGTCCGCCGTTGAGATGGACTGGCTACTTGCCGTGGACGACACGGTTGCCAAGGCCCGGCGCGCTGCTGAGGAGCGGGCGAATCGTGAGTGAGTACGTAGGCACCATCGTGCACGGGGTCAAGGAAGCCAACGCGGCCCTGGAAGCCATGCAGGTCAAGACGGACCTGGGCACCAAGAAAGCCCTCAAGGCGGTCCAGACCCAGACCAAGCGCTCCGTCAAGGGCAAAATGCGCGGACGCGCCCGCTGGGACAGACGAGGGCCCTCCACGAAGACGGGCGAAACCGTCAAGCTGAATCTGACGCCCCACCGCATCCGGCGTAGCGGCGGCCCTGGCAAGTTCACGGGCACGCTGGCGAAATCCATCGTTTCAAGCCGCAGGCCCCGCAAAGAGGGTACCGGCGCATTCTCTGGCGTGGTGTTCTCCGGCTCCAAGGATGAGCTCAACATCACCAACATTTACAAGTGGAAGCTGGAAGCCAAGTATCCCTATTTCGCGCCCGGCGTCAGGGGCGTAGAGGCCAAGTGGCCGGACATTTGGAAAAAGGCTTGGGGTACGGCCACCAAGACATAGCGGAGGTCAACTGTGGGCGCGCTGCCTCCGGTGTTCATTGAATTTCTCGGCAAGGCCACTGGGTTCCACGCCACCGTTAAGGGTGTCAAGGCAGAGCTCAAAGAGGTTGAGGCCCAGGGCGGCGGCAACATGGCCAAATTGGGGGCCGTTGGTAAGGGTGCCCTCATGGGCATTGGCGCCGCCGCTGCCTATGGCACGTACGAGGTGGTCAAGATGGCCGCCAATTACCAGCAGAGCCTTACCCTCATCAGCAACCTGGCGCACGTCTCCAAGAGCGACGTAAAGAGCCTGGGGAGCGGCGTGCTGGACCTGGCGGGCCAGGTTGGCTTTAGCCCCGACTCGCTGGCGGAAGCCGCCTACCACGTTGAGTCCTCGTTTGCCTCCATGGGCATCAGCTCCAAGACGGCCCTGGAAATGGTCAAGATTGCAGCGGAGGGCGCGGCAGTCGGCCAGGCCAACTTGGTGGACGTGCAGAACGCGCTTGACGCTGCCATTGCCTCCGGCATCCCCGGCGTGCAGAACATGTCCCAGGGCATGGGCGCGCTGCTGGCCATCGTTGGCTCTGGCGATATGACCATGCAGGATCTCGCTGACGCGCTCGGTACCGGTGTGCTGGCCGTGGTGAAGCAGTACGGGCTGACGCTAACCGACGCGGGCGCCGCATTGGCCGTCTTCGGCGATAACAACATTCGTGGTGCCCAGGCGGCCACGGACCTCAAGATGACAGTCCAGGGATTCTCCCAACCTGCCGCTGGCGCAAAGAAGATCTTTGATGACTGGGGATGGTCGCTGGACCATCTGCAAAAGGACATGCAAAAGGGTGGCCTCAAGCTTGCCCTGAATGACCTTAACGACCAGTTCAACAAAATGGGCGTGACCGCTGCCCAGCGTGGCCCGATGCTGCTCGACATGTTCGGAAAGAAGAGCGGCAACGGCATTTCCATCCTCATGGCTCAGATGGACCGCGTTAACAGCAAGTACCCGGAACTGGCCAAGGGCGCGAACGGCTTTGCTGACGCATGGAAGGCCCAGAGCCAGACTTTCAATCAGCAGATGAAGAATCTGCAAATGGGCGTTGAGGCGCTGGGCATCAAGATTGGCACGGCGCTACTGCCGTACGCCCAAAAGCTACTTGGCTGGCTCCAGCAGGGCATTGGCTGGCTGACGCACCACAAGGTGGCCGTGCAGGCGCTTGCCGCCGCTATCGGCTCCATGCTCGTGGTTGGCCTCGTCGCTGCCACCGTGGCCGTTGGTGAGTTCACCGTGGCGCTGCTGACCAATCCGGCAACCTGGGTGGTTGTCGGCATCATGGCGATTGTCGCCGGGCTCGTGCTGCTGGTCACCCACTGGAAACAGGTTTGGGGCTGGATCTCATCCAATTTCCCCGCAGTAGCCAGCGCATTCCGCGCCGTTTGGACTGGCACGATGGCGGCATTCCACCTCGTGTGGAAAATCGCCATGGATGCCGTGCACGCCGTTGTCCAGTGGTTTGACAACAACGTGCTCAAGTGGCTCCAGGCGCGCGGCCAGGACTTCTCCAAGTGGTGGGCCCAGAACGGCCAGGAACTCACCACGGTTTGGGGCGTGGTCTGGGATCAGATCAAGGGAATTGCAAAGGTCGTCTGGGACATTCTCCAGGTCGGCTTTGACGTTCTCTGGGGCGTGATCAAGGCCGCCTGGGATCTGATCATCGGCGTGATTACCGGCGCCTGGGCAATCATCAAGTCCGCCGTGACTTTCGGCATTCACTTTGTGCTGAACATCATTGCGGTAATTCTCGACGTACTGACCGGCAAGTGGGGCAAGGCGTGGTCTGATCTAGTCCATTTCGTGGGCCAGACATTCGCCGACTTGTGGCATTTCCTGGGTACCGTCGTGGGCACGGTCGGCCAAATCCTGTGGAATGTCGGCAAGGACATCATCATGGGTATCTGGAATGGCCTTAAGGATTCGTTCCATTTCATCACTGATGGCCTTAAGAGCATGCTTGGCGGCGCGCTCAAGGACGTGAAGAGCTTCCTTGGGATTAACTCGCCGTCGAAGGTTTTCCGGGATCAAGTTGGTGTCTCCATCCCGGAGGGCATCGCCGTTGGTATTGACCACGGCTCCCACCACGTCAGCAGCGCCATGCGTCGCCTGCACCGGCACCTGCACAAGCACAGCAAGAGCAGCGGCAAGGGCCTGGCCACGCAGATGCAGAATCTTGGCATCTACGCGGTTGTGTCTCTGGTCCAGGGCCTTACCGGCTCTGAGGCCAAGATAACCACGGCGGTCAACCACGTCCGTACCGCGCTGCTCAAGATGCACAAGGGCGTGGCGACTCGCCTTGAGCGCTACGTGACCAAGGAAGGCGTCTTGCTGGAGCGCCTCGCTAAGCAGCGGGACGACTACGGCAAGCGCATCAAGGCGGCTCAGGCCAACCTTGCCAGCCTTGAGGCAGCGTGGACCAAGGAACGCGATTCCGTCGCCCAGGGAATCATGGGCAATGCGTCGATTGTCACCGGCTCAGTGAACGGCATTGCGCCGGGCGCTGGCGATGTGCTGGCGAGCATGTACGGCAAGGTCCAAAAGGCTGAGCAATTCGCGCGGGATCTCCAGCGGCTCCGGGCCATGGGCCTGAGCTCTGATCTGATCAACCAAATTGCCCAGGCTGGCGCGGACCAAGGTGGCGACACTGCTACGGCCCTGGCCAACGGCAGCGCTGCGCAGATTGCCCAGCTCAACAACATGCAAAAGCAGATGCAGGCTGCTGCGGACAAGACGGGCGGCGCGGTTGCCGATTCCATGTACGGCGCTGGCATTCAGTCCGCCCAGGGGCTCGTCAAGGGCCTGGAGTCGCAGCAGGCGAGCATTGAGAAACTCATGCTCAAGATTGCCCTCAGCATGCAGAACGCGCTCAAGCATGCACTGGGCATCCGGTCCCCGTCGCGCGTCATGCACGAGCTTGGCCAGTGGATCAGCACGGGCCTGGCGAACGGCATTGAAGCGTCCGGCCACAAGCCAGTAGAGGCGCTCAAGCGCATCTCTGGCGCGCTGTCTGGCGCTGTCTCCCAGCCCACCATGGGCACGAGCTCCGGCAGCGGCGGGGTGGTGGTCTACGAGACCAACGTCAACGTCACGGTACAGGGCACGGTCCGCAGTGACCGGGACCTCCGGGACATGCTGCGGGAGGAAATGCTACGGCTGGGCTCCCGCAACTCCGGCACGTGGGTGCCTTACCAGCGAAAGTAAGCAACCTGAAAATTTTCAGGTTGCCCCTAGGAGGGGTCTCAAGTGGTGCTCAATCCCAACTTTCCAGTTGTTGAGGACGCTTGGGGCCCTTCCTGGGGCGCTGGGTCGGGCGCGCTGCCTACCTCCAAGTGGGT